AAAGACCTTATCTTTCTTCCAGAAAAGGAAGTTTATTAATGATAAATACTCAATTCAATATTGTAAATATAATAATAGTATTTATCCTGAGGCGCTTTTGGGCATTATGAGCTTCATGTGTAAATTTATAAATATATCACACACTCGAGGATTGGTCAGTGGCATGCAATTCATAGGGGAGTTTAGCTTTGCTTGTGAAGGACGTGTTTTGAACACAGGATCCGATGTGTCTCTCTTACGGAAGTACTTTCGTGGAGAGTTACAACGCACCCGTGATAATTACTCAGCCTTAGCTATCTTAGCGACTCTTCGAAGAGCCATGCCAGAGATCAATGACGAAACTGCTGCTCGCAGAGCACTCAAAAGAACTTTAAAGGGAATGTGCGGGACTGAATCAGAGACTCCTGAAGATGTTTTGGAGTCTTTGTGTTTGCATGTACAGAAATTTTGTAAGACAACGCGTCCCAGAGATTTACAATTAGAAACTGGATTTACATCCCTTGGTTCCTGCTTTGAATTATCCCGCCGTAAAGGTGGTTCGTATAAATATATAAACGATAATAAGTGGATAGATATAGGGCGACGCGAAAAATATAGACGCATGAGGGACCTGATGCGAGGATGGAAAACGGAATGGGGTGCTCCCGTTCTCACAAGACCAGATCGACCATCTGCATACGGAGGCCTCTATAATTTCTATGCCCATCTTACTAATACCACCCACGACCCTACAAGGGCCGAGCAAGATTGGTCGCAGGCCGTAAATGACTTATATAATAAGCTTGATAAGGATGTACCGCGTGTTAAAATGAATGTAATTCCCCAATCAGGGGGCCGATATAGAACTGCTTCTGTACATGAGGCTGCTCAAACGGCGCTTTTAGCACCAGCCTGTCGTCAAGTGACCGAAATGTTAAAGAATTATGGTCCTTGTAAATCACAATTTAAAGCTGATTCAAAACTAGTTTCTGCGCGAACATTTAAATATGAACTTAAGGAGGGAGAAAACTATTACTCCACAGATCTATCGCAGGCGTCAGATTTAATGAATAAAGACGCATTATATGCAATGATCCATGTGTTAGCTGATGAGCTTGAGTGGCCAGAAAATATTCGTGAAGCGGCCATCCGCTCTGTTTTACCAACCCAGGTTTAC